AGAAAACCAGAGAGGAATTTAAGGATAGCTTTGGAGAGGATACCGGGAAATTTGTTGAGAAGGCTATAAAGAGGCATAAACTATGATTGAGTTATTAGAAGTCAAGAAATCATGTAATAAGGCTCTGAAAGAGGCCTTTCCTAAGCTAAAAATCTACGGCACAGATGTAAGAGAGGGGATGGATCTACCAAGCTTTTACACGGAGATAGTTCCTTATACTTTGAATTACGAGTCCATTAATCTTGTAAGGCAGAAATGTGGATACAAGATTACACTTCTTGAAAAAACTCCAAATGAAGAATTTCAGCTTTCCGTGTTTGAAAAGATACGGAAAGTTTTTCATTTGAAAATCAAGATTAAGGAGAAACTGGTTACTGTAAGCTCTGTAGAATTTGATTATATCGGTACTGAAAACAATATTTTTCAAATTACTGCACGCTTTGAGTGGTATGACACGATCGCAGAGCCAAAAGATGAAGAAACAGCAAAAGAGTTAGTTATGAGAGGAGTAGAAAATGAGTAAATTAAAATCTCCGGAAGTGAATATTAGCTTTATTGAAAAAGGAGAATCTGCAATCCAAAGAGGAGAGAGAGGGATTGTAGCTTTGGCTTTATCAGAAAAGACTAAGATGGAAGCTTTTATTGCATATTCCGTTACAGATATTCCTTCCGGATTAAGTGCACAAAATGCACAATATGTTAAAGATGCCTTACAGGGTTATGAGGTAGCTCCTAAAAAGGTTCTCGTTTATGTAATGCAGGGAACTCCTGAGAAGCTTAATGCAGAGTATACGGCCATGCTGAAATACTTCGCACAGACCAAGTTTGACTATTTAGCGATTCCTACAGTAAAGACTGATGGAAAGACTAATGAGGTAGTCACTTGGATTAAAAGCTTAAGAACAGAGCAGAAGTTAAAGCGGAAGGTCGTTCTCCCGGAGGTAGCCGGAGATAATGAGGGAATCATTAATGTAAGCGCAAGCTTGACAAGGCCAGACGGTACGGTGATTACTCCGGAACAGGTAACTCCGAGAATTGCCGGCCTTATCTGCGGTACGCCATTGAGTATTTCAATCACTTATGCGCCGTTGAAAGACTTTATTGACTGTCAAAGATTTACTAAGCAGGAAGCGGATGAGGCTGTAGGGGCCGGAAAGCTTATCTTTATGTATGACGGTGAAAAAGTAAAGGTTAACCGTGGAGTAAACTCCTTAAGCACTACCACAGAGGTAAAGGGAGATAGCTTTAAGAAGATTAAGATTGTGGAAATCATGGATATGATCTATGAGGATATCCGTAGAGCTTGGGAGGATACCTATGTTGGACGATATGCGAACACTTACGATAACAAGTGCTTGCTGATTACTGCCATTAATTCCTACTTTGCCGGGCTTGTACGATCCAATCTTCTGTCTAACGGAGAATGCTATATCGACATTGACGGCCAGCGTGAGTACTTAAAGCAGAAAGGTGTTGATGTAAATAATCTTTCTGAGCAAGCGGTAAAGGAAGAGAACACCGGCTCCAGAGTTTTCTTAAGAGCGAATATCTCTATCTTGGACGCTATGGAAGATATGGATTTGGAGATTTATTTGTAAGAAAGGAGACAGTATGGACGGTTTTGTATCTGATCAGGTTATCAATGGTACCTGGGGAGAACTCTGGGTGGACGATACTTATATGGCGGAGGTAATTTCTTTTAAGCTGGAAATTAATGCCAAGTATACCAATGTCCCAAGAACAAGAAAGCTTCTGGATGGCCAAAAGCTAACCGGAGTAGAGACAAAGGGAGAAGTTAAGCTGCATAAGATTTCTTCTTTCCTTGCAAAGAAGGTATCTGATGGTTTGAAGTCCGGAAAGGTTCCGAACTTCAAGATTATTTCTAAGCTTTCGGATCCGGCAGGCCTTGGAACGGAAAGAGTCGTGGCATATGGTTGTAAGTTTGACAAGGCAATCCTTGCGGATTGGGAACATGGAAAGAATGCGGAAGAGTCCTACAGCTTTACTTGTGAGGACTGGGACTTCATCGACACGATTTAGGAGGGATTATGGAGGAGTTTAAAAGTTTATACAAGATACTTAGCATTCTCCATAAGTCTATGGATTTCGAGGACTGGGACAAGACTCTTTTGTCCCATGAATCCTTGAATCTTTCCTTTCCTAAGTGGTCGAGAATTATGAGTATGTTGCTTAAAGAAGGGTATATCTCCGGAGGAGAAGTGCTTGAAAGCTTCGGGGATATTTATCCCAGAATTAAGCTTACAAGACCGGAGATTACCTTAAAGGGCTTGGAGTACCTTGAGGAGAACAGCTTAATGAAGAAAGCGGCAAGACTGATTCAAGGGATTTCTAATATAGTGAAATAGGAGGAAACATGAGTTTAACACAGAAATTGTTACAAATTGATAGAGGGGAATTTCAAAAGGAAGAGTTCTTAGAGTTGAAAGCAAAACATCTAAGTAAGATTATGGGTGAAGATGTGACTCTTAAGTTTAGAGCGCTTTCCGGAAAGGAGTATACTTCCCTTGCTTCCGCCTTAATGGGACCTAAGGGGACAGTTGATTACTCTAAAGCTTATGATGTGAGTGCATTGGTGCTTTGCGAAGCTTTAGTGGAGCCAAGCTTTAAAGATAGCGGATTACAGAAGCATTTTGGAGTGGCCAGTCCTAAGGACTTGGCTTTTTTATTTTTCCCCGGGAAAGAATTATCCACTCTTTCGGATAAGGTTACAGCTTTCTCTGGATTTGCGGAAGAGGATGAAGTAAAAGAAGTAAAAAACTAGTAGAGTCCGATGGTGAAACGAATGCCATGTTTTGGCTTTTTAGATTACATCACTGGAAACCGTCGGACTTTTTTGAGCTTGGCTACGGAGAGAGGCAGATAGTCTATGCGTTCCTCCAGTTGGAAATTGAGCAGAGGAAAAAGGAATGGCAAATAGAACAGTAGACGTAACGCTGAGACTGGTAGATAAGTTTACCGGAGGATTTCAAAAGTCTCTTTCAGCTCTCACGGCCATGGACAAGAAAACCTTCAAGATAGCAGGGAACTTACAAAGCACCGGCGATTCCATAGCTAGAGCCGGTGCAGCTATGACCGCTGCGGTTACGGTGCCTATTGCCGGTGCTGGAGTGGCGGCAGTAAAGACGGCAGCAGACTTTGAAAGTTCCATGAGCGCTGTAAAAGCTATTATGGGGCAAAAATGGGACGATGCTCTTGTTGATCAGGCAAAACATTTGGGGGCTACAACTGCATGGACAGCAAGAGAGGTTGGAGAGGCTATGCAGTATACCGCTATGGCCGGCTGGGATGCTAAGCAGAACATGGAAGGTTTAGATGGTATTCTTTCCGCTGCAAGTTCCGGAGGAGTAGGTTTGGCAGAATCTACGGATATCGTGGTTGGTGCCTTGGCCGGATTTGGAGAAGGGGCAGACCAAGCTTCACGATATGCAGATATCATGACGGCTACCTTTACAAACTCAAAGACGGATATGTTAGGTCTCGGAGAGACGTATCAGTATGTAGGATCTATTGCAGGTACTCTGGGATATGATTTTGCAGAGGTAAATACCGCTATCGGTATTATGGGAAATCAGTCTATCGCAGGTTCTCAAGCCGGTACTACGCTTAGAACGGCTCTACTAAACATGACCGGAGATTCTAAAGAAGTGAAATCTGCAATGAAGGATCTCGGCATCTCTATGGCCAACGAAGACGGCACGATGAAATCCTTCTCTGAGATGATTCATAGCCTAAAAAGTGGATTCTCTGGACTTACTGAGGAAGGAAAGCTCTACTATGCCAATCAGATTTTCGGAAAAACAGCTACAGCCGGAATGCTTGCTGTTATCAATTCTACAGATGAGGCCTATGATAGCTTGGAACACAGCATTAAAAATGCGAATGGTGCTGCAGGCGATACAGCAAAAGGTCGCTTAGAGAACCTTAATGGACAGCTAACGCTTTTGAAGTCGGCTATAGAAGCTATAGCCATACGAATTGGAGATTTTGTGCTTCCCTACTTAAAACAATTTGTAGAATGGGCACAAAAGCTTGCAGACAAGCTAAATGGCATGAGTGATGAACAGCTTAAGGCTATTTTAAAGAATGTAGCAATGGTAGCCAGCATAGGCCCCATGTTAATAGTGTTCGGAAAGCTGATAGGTATCGTCGGCACTGTGATTAAAGTATTTATGGCAGTATCTAAAGCAGGGGGCTTGATATCGGTGATTACCGGCCCCGTCGGTCTAGTAATTGCGGCGATAGCTGTGCTTGTTGGAATTGTTCTTTTGGTGCGGAAAAATTTTGACACCTTTAAGCAGTCTCTTAGCCGTTTTAGTCCGGTGTTCGATAGGATTAAGGCACATATCCATAGTATAAAAGAGACTTTTACAACTTTTCTGGAATCCACAAAGGGTCCAAGAGAAGCGCTGGCCAAGTTTTTTGAACAGACTTTGGTTAGGGCTATAGGAACTGCTGTAGGAGTAATTTCCTCTATAGTTGGGATTGTTGTAGGCGTTGTGGAC